AACTTGAGCGTAAAGCTCTTTGGTTTGCTCTTGCATAAGTTTGTTGATTTCACCAAGATACGTTTGATGATCTGCAATAATTGCCACTGATTGCGTTTCAGCAATGCGCATTCTTTCTTGTTCGCTTACTGCGTTTTTCTGCAAAGAAAGGTATTTTTCCCTGCGTTCAACAATAACTTTGTTGTATTTAGCCTCAAGTTCTTCTTGCTTGGTTGCGGCAAGAGTAATATCAAGTCGTGCAGTTTCTAATGAAAACAGCTTGTCGGCATTGGCTAATTGTTCTTTTATTCTGTCAGCAAGGCGCTTGGCTGCGTTTTCTGCAGTCTTAGTATTAGTACCACCACCAACCGTGTCGCCAACCTTGGGTGGCTTGAAAACTGTTCTTTCAGTAGCTGCCGCTGCGGTCGAAATTTTTATAATGCCTGCCTCAATCCCCATTCTTTTAAGGCTGTTTGCTTGCAGCTCTTGATTAATCTTGTACGTCTCGCTGCGTTGTTTTTCAGGATTCTTTGGATACCGAAGTTCCGCTATGCGCGTCGCAGTTTTGTTGTTTTCAATTTGCTCGCCGATGGAAACGGTTTTGCCCAATGCAGCACGCATCTGTGCCATCTCAATCATCTTGTTTGTAGCAGTAACTATTTGCGTAATAAAATCTTGGAACCCCGCACCAATTGGTTTGAAAAAATCGCCAAAAGTCTTGCCAAGTTGATCCAATGCAACTTTCATTCTTGCACCAGCGTCATCCGTAGATTTAGCCATTTTATCGGCTGAAGCACTATATTGCGTTGTGAGGTAATCCGCTGTTTTCATTAAATCATTCAATCCAACTTCTCCTTTCTTTAGTGCATCTTGCAACTGCGGACCTGTTCTTCCAGTGGCAGTTGCAATAGCAGTAAAAGCTCCGGGCAAACGTTCAGCAATTTGATTGATTTCTTCGGCGCTAATTTTTCCTTTTGAAAATATCTGTGTCAATGCAGTCATGACGCCATTAACTTCTTCCGCGCCGCCACCAGTTGCTTTAATGGCTTGGGTAAAGGAGCGAAATACAACTGCAGCATCATTAACTTTGCCGCCAGCTCCTATAACAGATGCCGATAATTGCGTAAATCCCTTGGTTGCTTCCAAGATTGGAACATTTAAATCTTTTGATATACGAGAAATTGCCTCTTGTGCGCTTGCGTATTCATCAGAAGTTTTGGTTACACCTTGCAATGCAATTTGCAACCGACCTATTTGAGCTGCGTATTCAGCCATAGCCGCAATTGATTGCCGTAACATCCCAACTTGTGCGCCAATTGCCCCACCAGCCAATGCCCCACCGGGGCCGCCAAATGCGCCAATGCCGGCACCAATTAAACCTTCAGGACCGCCAAAGACACCTGACGCTGCAATGGCTCCAGCGGTTTGGCCAAACTTTTGAAGGTTGCCTTTATTCTTCCCTCTTGCTGCCAATCGCCTATCAAAATCCGCTAACGCACGATCACTTCCTTGTTGTTGAATACGAAGTTCTTCACGCGCTTTTTTATCAGCAGCAGCAATTTCTAAGTTGTTGTATTTCTCAGCAGTCAATAATCGCTCTTGCCTTGCACGCCGTGACAATTCCGTCAACTGCTGTTCGGCTTGAACAGCCTGTGTCAATCCTGTATTGACTGCAGCGTAATCAACAGCTCTTGGTCCAATTGGTTGCGCATATTGCGTGGTGTCCCTAATGGTTCGAGCTTGCCCTGCAACAGTGGTTCTCCCAAAGGTAGCCCCAGCACCAGACAGGTCAAACTGACGCCTTGTGGCGGCTGCTGCTGCGTTCGCTGATGATGCAATCTTGTTGAACCCAGATGCAACTTGAGCTTGCTTGCCCTGCAGGGATCCAAGTTCAATATCAAGCTGCTTGATTTCAGATGTCAGTTCATTAAATGTTTTGCTGCCGATCTGCGCCGATTGCCGCAGGGCATCAAGACCGGTGCGATAATTTTTAAGATTATTGACAGAACGAACTGATTCATCGCCAAGTTGCTTGAAGAGCGAACGCAGTCGATCAAGGTCGTTGCTGGCAGCCTTTGATTCAGTTGCAAAATTTCTTACGGCCGAACGAGCGCGATTCAATCCTTCCAGGTTTTCGACCTGGGCTCTGATGCGGAGGATTGTCGCTTCGTTTGCCATTACTTCCCGTTCAACTGGCTTAGGGCTGAGGCTTCCATGATCTGGATGCCCTCGAACATGGTTGGCACGTCCTCAACCGAGTATAGACCGCATAGCCACTGAAGCGGCTCATACCGCAAGCCTACATAGCCTCCCATGGTGACGTTCCATTGGGTCTGGAGGCGCATGAACATCATGACGATGTCCCAGTTGTCGTCCCATACCTCGAAATTGTCCGACTGCTCTGTTTTCAAAACAGCCGGATCAAGTCCAAAGACAGCCGCATCATCACCGGATTCGTCGCGTTCACCGCCACCAGCCCAGTGCAGTGCGGCCTCCTTCAGTTTTTTACCTGGGCTCCGTCCAGCGATTCAAGGTAAGCCTTGATCACACCACGGCAGAAATAGGGATCATCAAGGAATTCGAGGCGGTTTGCAGCCGTGAACGGAATTGCAGCGCCATCTTCATCAACGATCTCATCCCAGCCCTCGAGCACCGCCTCAAGCAGCTCAACGTCACCTTTGTCCGCCAATTTGGTGAACTCAGATCGGCCAAGCCGCTTGAAGGTCACATTGAAAAGTTGCTTTTCAAATTTGCCGCCGTCAGAAGGGATTTCGACGGTTACAGGCCAGCCGAAGCTTGCAACTTTTTTGCGAATGAATGCCATGAGGGGTGGTATCAGGTGAAGGCTAAGGAGAACTCGTTGTTGCCTGCAGTGGTTGGGATGGCCACATACGGGACGGACAACATCATAATCGAATCCTGATCTTGGTAGGTAGGATTGATTACGTCAACTTGTGATGCAAGGAAGGTAACCCGGTTGCCGGCGGTGGTGCCATGCAAGAAGGTTAGGTTACCAGTTGACGATGCAAGGGCAGTGGTGAAAAAGTCCTTGGCAGTAATGGTCGGCGCTTCAATCATCACCGTACCAGCAGGCTTGCGATCGGTGATCAAGGTTTCCTTGGTGCCGCCAACCAGCTCGCGGTAAACCAAATCATTGGAAAGGTTGAAATCAACCGATTGCAGAATGCCGCTGTAGGAGAAGAAGGAGAAGGCGCTGGTGTTGCCTTCACGGAAGACCAAAGGTGTGGCCTGTGCCGAATAGGTGGCAGCAGGGGCTGCAGTGTCCGTAGGGCTGTTGTAAACGCCGGTCAGGTTAAACGCCAGCGTTGGGATGGCACCAACTGCGCAGCTCATGTTCATTGAGCCACGGCAACCGGTCAGTTTATGCAGCACGCCATCCACGTTGAAGTAGATGGTGGCTGAACTGAAGCTGGCTGAGACGGGAGCGTAGGTGACCGACGTTGAGGCAACGATCGTTGCAGCCAAGCCGCATGCCTTCAGGATGGCATCATACTTGGGGGCAGTACCGGCGGTGCCCGAACCGGCCAGTTCAACCTCAAAGTTGATCGCAACACTGGTCTGTGCAATCAATTGATCAAAGTTGCCCAAGTAGGAACGAATTAGGTCACGGCTGACAACATCGCCCGAAAGCGGGGTGATGTCAAGGTTGCGCACCAGCAGAGCATCAGTACCAGTTGGTACGGAGTCGGTGCCATAGGTGGATTCAGTCTTGACCAGGATCAGACGCTTGCGGCTCAGAAGTGCCATTGCTCAATTCCTCAGGGGTGTTGTCGGAGGGTTGGGCCGGCTCTGTCCGCTCGAGGAGCTTCCGAATGCCGGTTTTGGGGTTGAGTAGATAGGTTCCACCCTGGCCCCAGTATTCATCCACCATGTTAGCCATAAGTCAGGAGGCCAAATTTGTGGAGGACGTTCGGTAAATCACTAGGTAGTCACACATGATGACGCCAGCGGGTTGATCGGCCTCCACAAGGTTAAAGGTAACACTGACCGGTTGAATGTCCATAGCATAACCTCCCAACGTCAGATCACTGGACAGTTTGGAGTGAAGGCTTTCGATGATCGGATCTGCCACTTGGTCTGGGATGTTGCCACGCACGATCACGGTCACACGCACGGTCATGCGCCACGTCAAAGTGGGCAGGCTGGTTTCTACGCGGGATGTATCGGCGATCGGCTCTACGACCAGTGCAGGCGATTCCTCACGCGCCATTGGCTCCACCCGGCTGCGGTAGATCCGCGTACCAACCCCCGTGGTGCCAGTCAGTGCTGTGCGGACTGCGGCCAGGATGGTCTCGCGCTTCGTCGTCATGTCTTCTGCAATGCGATCTGAATAAATGCTCCGTCATCAATCAACATTGTTTCCCTGACGGTGAAAGCAGTCCCGCCCACAGTGATTGAATCACCGCGAACGAGACTGCCAAAATCTGAAGACCTAGTAGTCAGCGTGTAATCAGTCGTCAAGACCATCCCATCGCTGATCACTTGACTTGGGGTGTCAAGGATTCCAATTGCTTGCGTCGCCCCAGCCACACAGGTGAGGCCGAAATCAGCAAGGAACATCCCTAGGTCTTCAGTCAACGCCATGGGGATCAGCCGTACTTAGCAGAAACCAGACCTTGGACTGAGACAGCACCAGTGCCCGTGCCACCGGCAACAGTCAGCGAAACTTTGACAAAACGCTTGATGTCGGTGACGTTGACATACAGCTTTTGACGAGAAGCAGTGTTGGCAGTTGTGGTCGTGAAACCACCGCCAGTCACGTCGGTGTAAGTACCACCAGAAGTGTCAGAAGTGGTCAGTTTGACGGCAAAGGTGATGCTGGCACCGCCGGCAGCGGCGTCAAGAAGAACGACCATGTCGCCTTCATAGCCAGACAAATCAATGGCACTACCAGTGGTGGTAGAAGCGCCAACAGCAGTAGGGAACAGGCCCACCTGCGTGGTTTTGGAACCGAGGTTAAGAATGGTCATTGGGGTTTCCTCCGTTTGGAAGGTGTAGGAATGGCTTGGATAAACTCTTCAGCTTTTGCAATACCGATCAGGAATTTGGCATCGCTAGGGGAAGCCTCAAGGACTTCCCCCACGCGAGCCACGCAACCACCGGCCATTGTTTGGCTAAGGATGCGGATCATCATGATCAGAGGGTGTTGTTACCGCGAGAGAAGGACTCGGGGTGACGGATGGCCACGTCCACATCCTGCATAGCGATCACGCGAACGGTGCCGCTGGTGCTGTTGGTGTAGGGGTCCACCATGATGTCCAGACCGGACCAGTAGCCGATCAGCATGTCAGCGAAGTTGCCAAACCACAGATCGCCGGAAGCGACTTGGTTGGACAGCACACCGCGATAGCCGTTCACTTCACCGTTCTCCATC